CTATAAATAAAGTTAAAGGTGAAACGTTAACACCTGTAACACCAGTATCACCTACACCAAAATGGATTATGCCGGCAAGAGGAAGATTGTCGAGTCCTTACGGTTGGCGCTCAGATCCGTTTAGCGGGGCAAAAACGTTCCATAAGGGCATTGATATTGCTAACAATCCGGGAACTCAAATAAAAGCAATTGCAGACGGTGTAGCATACTATGTAGGGTATGAAAACGATTTAAACGGCAACACAATAAGAATAAATCACGGACTTGTTAATGGCATAAAGGTAGAAAGCGTTTTTATTCATTTACAAGGATTTAATATAAAATCAGGCCAAAAGGTAACTCAAGGTCAAGTAATCGGGTTTATGGGTTCAACAGGACACTCAACCGGCTCTCATTTGCATTTATCTATATATGAAGGCAAAAGAGGAAATCACGTTAACCCATTTAAATACATAGATAAAACAAGATATTAATACAGTTTTTGAACCCTGTATTCATCTATCATTTTATCTTTTTGTTCAGCATAATGTTTGATATAAATAAGCTTTTCTGTATTGACTTTATTGTCTTTAAAGTATGGAGACAAAAAGTTGGCTGCAGGTGTGGCGCAATCTGTTCCGCGAGGGTTATATTTAACACCTAAATATTTTTCTTGCGTGACTTTCATCATGTCAGCATACAGAAATAAATCTAAATCATATATTGATATCTCAGGTTCATAACCTGTTTTTTTTACTTCGTTATAGTAATTATCAATGTCACTGATTACTGTTGAATAGTTTTTATTAATAATGCTTTCCATTTCAGCTTTATATTGCTTGCCCAAATTAGCCGGTATTGGTTTATAGTCAGCAAATACAGGTAAGCATAAAAATATAAAACAAATTAATAAAAACAGTTTTTTCATATCACTATACATATTATAACCCGTTATGACACGTTTTACAAGTAATAAAAAGAATAATAAAGATGGAATTTCCAAATAGTTTTAATCAATTATCAACAGCTCCGGATTTAATACAAGTTTTAGAGGGTGTAAGCTCTCAAACAGCTTATGATCTTAATTGTATGCGCATAGGAATTGTTCAGGCATTCAATGCGGATGACTTAACGGTTGATGTATTAATTTCAAATAAAAAAGGCATAGGATACAACCCAAACGGTTCGCCGATTGTTAGAGACTATGCACAAATAAGAGCAAAGGTCGTATTTTGCAACCCATTTATAACTTGCCCGATAAATCCGGGCGATGAATGTGTTTTACTTTTCTCAGATAGAGAGATTGAAAGTTGGTTTATAAATGGTGAAGTTAACCCCTTGGGTTATCAAAGAATGCACGATTTAACTGATGCAGTAGCAATTTTTGGGATACGTTCTCTGCCTAAAATGATAAGTATTTTGGCGGATTGTTTAAATCTTTTTTACGGAACTTCAAACATTGCTTTAAGTTCAGACCATATAAATATAAACGGTGACATGGTTCAAGCATCTAATTTCCACGCTATGAATGGCGCAACCGGTTCACTTGTTGATAGTAACGGCAAAAAGCTTGCTGATGTAGTTGACGGAATTATAACAGAAATATCTTAGAGGTATTAATGAGAATACGAAACGTTGATATAAATTGGGATTGGAATTTTGGACACGGCCAAACTGATTATTCAAGAACGCTCAAAGCGCTTGAATTAGATATACAAATGAGACTAAAAGAATGGTACGGTGATTGTTATTTTAATCTTGAGCGGGGCATTCCTTGGAATGTTCGACTTGGAACTCATAACCAAAAGGCGCTTCTTGATGAAGATGTACAAAATACCGTTTTAAGCGTTGAGGGTGTATTAAACATATTTAATTTTACAAGTTCGGTAAAAGAAAGACGTTATACTTGCCAATTTGAAGTATTTACCGTTTACTCAGCCGAAGCTTTACCAATTAGTTTTGAAGGAATTTAACATGACACAAAATTTTACTGAAGGCGTTACTTCTAACGGTTTAGAAGTAATGAGCCAAGATGAGCTTTTAACCGCTTTTCAAAGCTCCATGAATGATATTTATGCAGCGGATGGTGATTCAATTAATTTTGATTCTGAAACACCTGACGGACAAATGACAAATATTTTTGCTCAAATGGGTTCTGATAACAGAGAGCTTGCTCAGGGGGTATATAATTCATTCGATCCTGATAAATGCTCCGGAGCTGTACAAGATTCAAGGTATGCTCTTAACTATCTTTTTAGAAAAGGTGGGACGTTTACAATCCAAAACATAGATGTAACCGTTAATAAAACCGTTACGCTTAACGGATTGGACAGTAATTATAACGATATTAACGCAGCAAGTTATACTGTTTCAGATAATGCGGGCAATTTATGGTATTTAATTGACACTGTAACATTAACAACCGGTACAACGTCACTTCCTTTTAGAAGTCAAAATTATGGCAACCCTCAACCTATAATTGGTACAATTACAAACCAAGTAACAAAGGTTTTGGGTGTTACATCGGTTATTAATTCTGTAGCTCCAACTACTTTGGGAGTTGAACAAGAAACAGATTCACAATTTAGATTACGCCGTAACCGTTCAACCGCTACAAGAGGACAGAATAATAATGATGCTATGTTAGGCCAAATATTAGAGCTTGACGGCGTAAGTGATGCAACATACTTTGTGAATTTACCAACGTCAACGGATTACGACTCTAATTTACCTGATTATGCAGTATGGACGATTGTAGAGGGCGGTGCTAATTCAGATATTGCAGATACGATTTATGCAAATTCAGGCGGTTTACCTACTTATGGAAGTGTTCAAGTAGATGTTGAAGCTATTTCCGGTCAAATATTTACCACTAAATTTGACAGAGCTAATCCTGTTTCACTTTATATACAGTTTGATTTTCAGTTTTCAGGCAGTTCGGCTGTAATCAATGAAGACGGGATAAAGAGTTATATTGCAGAGAATTTAACTTATAGCCTTGGAGAAAGTGCTGAAACTTCAAAAGTTACTACCATTGCAAGTGAAGCAATTTTAGCTAATGGCGGCGGGGGTTATGCGTTGAATGTTCAAATCTCAACCGATGGCACAACTTGGGTTGATTATATTGCGTCAGCATCAATACAAAATAAATTTGTAGTCGATACAACAAGAATAACAATTAATACAGGTTCATCAACATAATGGAAGAATTATTAAAATATTATGCAAATCTATTGATTATTCAATACAATGGAAAGCCTAAAGCAAAAGCAACAATTGAATTATTAACTAACATAGTTTTTGCAAATCTTATTTTACTGCAAATACAAAATGCTTTTGACTGGAAAACCGCAGTTGGTAATCAACTTGATATTATTGGCAAATGGGTAGGTGTAACACGGTTTTATAAAGGCACATTGTTTTGGGGTGATACGTTTCTTTCATACCCTAAAGCAAGTGAACTTATACCAACAGATAAAACCGACATATATCAGCACGGTTATTCTGATTATGACACTTTTGATACTGATACAGGACATGATTTAACCTATGATAATTTGGGTTTTGTTGAACAATCTTTAAGCGATGAAGATTATGCAATAGTTATAGGTTTAAAAATAATAAAAAACAGTATTAATCATACTTGTAAAAACATTGATGATGCGATTTGGGAATATTTTAACGGCCAAGTTTATACAACTTGGGATAATATGGCCGTTACTTATCACTATCCGGCAACTTTAAATACTGTCATGGAAGTTTGTAACAATAAAAATGTATTACCTGCTCCTACGGGCATACAAATAATTTTAAGGGCGATTTAATATGGCAAAATTAACAAGAGTAACAGGAAAAGTTTTTGGAAGCGCAGCACAAGCGCAATCAGGCGGAATAGGGCAATTTGGTTCAGCAGCAACCGGAACCCCTAACCCAACAACAGATGTTGCTACAATCCAAGCGCTTCAGGCGTATTTAGATGGTTGGGGGAGTGCTGTTATAACATCAAGAAACTTCCCGCCTATTGAAGAAGTAACAGGGGTATTAAAAACAATAAGCTATCAGGCTTGTTATACATTACAGGAAGGTATACCGGAATATGATATTAACACAGAATATTCTAATACTTCTGTAGTTAAAAGTATCAATAACGGTATAACAACTCTTTATGTATCGTTAGCTAACGGAAATACAGGAAATCCTTTAACAGATACAACAAAATGGAAGCCTTATGTTTTAGATCAGATACAACGTAACATTGGCGAAATTGTAACCTCTACAATTCCTTTAACTGATGCAGGGCTGCATTTGCTTGACGGCTCTTTATTGCAGTCAGGGAGTTACGCAAGTTTTGTAAGTTATATCGCGGATTTATATGATAGTGGTGACTACTCTGATTTATTCGACACAGAAGCAAATTGGCAAACTGCCGTATCTACTTATGGTGTTTGCGGTAAATTTGTATATGACTCTGTTAATAATACTGTAAGATTGCCGAAATATAGTAATAAGATTTATACTTCTAACATAAGCTCGACTGCTCCTGTTAAGGGCAACGGTATGACTATGGGTTTAACAAATGGTCAACTTAACGCAGGTCTATTGTTTAATAATACTGGTGTAGGTATGGCTAATTCTGGTACGTATGGTACTGATGTTTATACTGCCGCTAGCAGCGGTACGAATTTGGCAGGAACAAGGTCGGCAGGTTTGACAACGGATGGAGCGAAATCAGGTATTATAGCAGACCTTGCAAACATTACTTCATCTGTTGATTGTTATTACTACATAGTAGTAGCAACGTCAACAAAAACAGATATAGAAGTAGATATAGACGAAATTGCAACAGACCTTAACGGTAAGGCTGATGTTGACCTTACAAATACAGTTCCTGCCCAGAGCTTTATAAATAGCTCAACGGGTTGGACTAGGATAGATTTTGCAAACGGCATTTCTTTAACTATTAATTCTGATTATACCTGCCCAAGCGACGGTTGTTTATATGTTAGAAGCGTACACGTTGAGGGCGCTGCAATACCGAAATTAACTATTAATAGCACAACTTTTGATACTGCAATAGCATCGGGTGGATATGTAGATACAAGTACGTTTTTTGTTAGCGTATCAAAAAATGATGTAGTAAAACTTTCAACTGGGTACACAAATCAGCAATTAGTATTCTTCCCGTTGAAAGGAGTGTAATTGTTAATAATAAATATTGATTATGGAGAAAAAAAATAATGACATTACCTATATATAAAGGTGATAACACCGGCGCATTTGGGAATAGATTTATAACAATTAATTTAGACAACCCGAACGATTATGTTGTAAGCAGGGTTGTTTTTGTATGTGGTTGTATTCATAAAACTTTTGAAAATCCTGTATTTCCATTAACAGTTAATCTTACAAGTGAAGAAACAGCTACGTTAAAACCTTCTAATGTATGTTATCTAGTCGCATACGATTCAGAAGGTAGACAAAAAACATGCAAAGGTACGTTAACATTCCCGGCTACACAAGGAGTTATTTGCAATGGAACTAATTGCTAATTTTAGCTTAAATAATGAAGCATTAGATGCACAATTTGATATATTAGAAATCGAAAACTTTGATGCCCTGTTTCAGATTGATGGCGGTGCAGTGTGGGGAAGTATTGACGGAGATATACAGAACCAAACAGATTTAATCGAGTTATTAGATGAAAAAGTTAATAGTATTGAAGGACAGGGAGTAATTAATACCACAAGGGTAGAAGACAAAGTATATATTACCTCCACTACTTTTGTATTCGAACAAGGTATAGCATCGGACACTTGGGTTATTAATCATAACTTAAACAAAAGACCTTCAATCATAGTAGTTGATACTTTAGACAGGGTTCAAATTCCTGATGATATTTACTACAACAGTGATAAAACAATGACAGTAACGTTTTTGGCTGCATTTGCAGGTAAGGCATACTTAAATTAAGGAGATTATATAAATGCAAACAGGTAATTTAGACGGACAAGGGTTAGCAGAGTTAAGGGGATATAAATTTCCTAATCTAAACTCTGCGCCCACAACAAATGTATATGAAGGTCGGTTCTATATGAACACTTCCGACCATACACTATACGTTTATAACGGTACACAATGGGTTGATGCCTTATCACAGGGCAGAGTATATCTTGCAGGGTTAGGCATAGATGCCACAGCTCTTGCAAACGGTACAATTGCGGTTGATACGACTATAGCAACAAAGACTGATATCGGTAATGGTGCATTAACAATTCAGCGTAATGGTTCTGCTGTGGGTTCATTCAGTGCTAACCAAACAACAGCAAGTACGATTAATATATCTGTCCCGACTACAGCAAGTGAAGTCGGAGCTTTACCTGACAGTACGACAATCGGAAATGCAAACTTAACGATTAAAAGAAATAATACTGCGCTCGGCACATTTAGCGCAAACGCTACGGAAGCTATTGCAATTGATATTACAGTGCCTACCACGGCAACAGATGTTGGTGCGTTACCTTCATCAACAACTATTACTGATTTAGTCAGCACAACTCAAATGAACGCTATTAACTCAGGTATAACGGCAAGTGGTGTAACGGCTATCGCAACAAACACAAGCGGTATTGCGGCGATTAATAGCTTGATACCATCTGCAACAAGTACAAGCAATCAATTAGCTGATAAAGCGTTTGTTAACAGCTCTGTACAAACTGCGACAGCTAACTTTAGAGGTAATTGGGCAAGTTGGTCGGCTGTACCTACAAGTGCCAATGATTACCCTGAGGATTATGCAGGGAGCAGAACACCTACAGTAAATGACTATTTAGTAGTTCAAGATGCTTCGGGTTATACAGGTCAGACTTTAGACGGCACTTGGAGATTTAAGTATTCAGGAGATTGGGCTACAGACGGTAAAAGCGGTTGGTTGCCTGAGTATCAAGTAAACGAAACACCAATGACCTCAGCTCAGCTTGCAGCACTTAACTCAGGTATTACAGCAGCAGGTGTAACACAGATTGCTACTAATACATCAGCTATTGCAGGCAAGCAAGACATATTAACCGCAGGTTCTAATATTCAAATTAACGGTAATACGATTAGCGCAACAGATACTATTTATACTCTGCCTATTGCTTCAACAAGCACACTTGGCGGTATCAAGGTAGGTAACAATTTAACAATAGCATCAGACGGTACGTTAGCTGCTGTTGCAGAACAAATGACAGTTGATACAACTTTATCAACATCAAGTACAAACCCTGTTCAAAACAAGGTTGTTACAAGTGCAATACAAAGCAACACAAGTGCTATTGCTGCTAAATCAAGCGTAACATTTGTAGATTGGACGGTGTAAGATGGCATTTTATATTGGAAGTCAAAGAGTAGCACCGACGATATTAACACAAGACCAAAGCGGTTATGCTGGTATTCCTTTGGAACTCTCTAACGGTACTCTACAAAGGCAAACACAAAGTTTTTCATGGAGTTCTCCTGCAAATGCAACTAATATTGGCAACAATGCGTTATACTATGCCTTTTATAACAATACAAATTTAGCAAGCGTTGATTTATCAGGCATAGCAACTATAAATGGCAATAACGCTCTGTACTATGCTTTTAATGGCTGCACTAACTTAACAAGTTTCAGTGCGGAAGATTTAACCACAATTAGTGGTTCACAGGCTATATATTATGCTTTTGAAGATTGCTCAAATCTTTCGAATGTAGATTTAAGCAGTTTAACCACTATAAGTGGTAATAGTGCGATGCAAAATGTTTTTAGAAACTGTACAAGTTTAACGAGTGTTGATTTAAGCGGTTTAACTACTATTAGCAGCGATTATGCTTCAATGAATGCTTTTTATGGATGTTCAGGTTTGACAAGTGTAAATTTGAGCAATTTAAGTTCTTTAACAGGCGAACAAGCTCTACAATATGCTTTTAGGAATTGTACTTCGCTAAGTGAGTTGCGCTTCCCTAAATTAAAGAGTTCTTCATTTGGCTCTGTTACATCTCAGTTTGATTATATGCTTGCAGGTGTAACAAAATGTAAGGTTCATTTCCCAAGTAATTTACAAAGCACAATCGGTAGTTGGACATCGGTAACAAGTGGTTTTGGCGGTACAAATACATCAGTATTATTCGATTTACCTGCAGCTTACTAAGGAGATAACTATGCAAATCAAAACAACATATAAAGGTTATATTGACGGAGTATACGGGATTTATTGCGGATTCAAGCCAAAAGGGTTAAAGAACATTGAAGAAGTGCCTGTATATTATCCTGATGAAGGCAAAGTTTTTGTAAAAGACGGTGAGGAATTTGATGTCGTTGTTTTACAAGACGGTGAAACAATAGAAGATTACGAAGAAATTATAAAGGAGTCAGACGATGACAACACAGACAACGGTTAGTGATTTAAAGATTAACAAGCTCACATCAGCTCAATACGCAACGATTACACCGAGCGCAACGGAGTTATACTTCATTACGGATGATAGCGGTATAACGTCAAGCGATATTACAACGGCTTTGGGCTATACACCTACACAAAAGATTGTTGAAACAAACGGAGCATTGACACAATCAGGCGGTGTATGTACTTGGACAATCTCACAATCAATCGGTACGGGAGTATCTGTCAAGGTTTATCTTGTATCGACAGGTGAGCAAGTTATACCTGACAGCATAACAGTAACTTCGTCAACGGCTGTTGTAAAGATACTTTCAACAAGCAACATCTCAGCAGGAACTTATAGAGCGGTAATACAAGGATAAAACTATGCTATATAAAGGAACACAACCAATATGTCCGATAGTAACAGTAGGAACACAACCTGTTGTTGAAACTCTCACGGTTACGCCTTCGACTACTACTCAAACTCTAACACCTCCGAGTGGTACAGATGGATATAACACTATAAAAGTATCTGCGGTAACATCGGCTATTGATTCAGATATAGTTGCTTCAAATATAAAATCAGGGGTTAATATATTGGGTGTAAGCGGTACGGTTACTCAGCTTGTGGGGCAGACTATGACTGTTGATATTACTTCAACTGACACAACAAGTTCTATTATAAATGTCTTTACGCCCTCATCTGGCTATAACGGAATAAAGAAAATAAAAGTCAGACCTACATTAAAGCCTTTGACTATTACACCTACGACAACAACACAGACTTTTTATGTCCCTAGTGGTTATTCAGGATATGGCACGGTTACTTG